GTGACATTGCGGAACAAGAATCAATTAACAGATTCACAACCGCAGAAGTAACTATCAACCAAACAAACAACAATAATGTTTCATCTGATACTGACCTTGATGGCTTTATCACTGCATTAGATGATGCAATGGGTGAAGCAATAGATGAAGTAACAAATGGGGGTACAGACTAATGGCACAAAGCGGATATGATATGTATTTTGATAAATGCCTTTTTCCTGTCACCCCTGAAAAAATTAGCATCAAAATCAATGGTAATAACAAAACGGTCAACATGATAAATGAAGGTGAAATCAATATCCTGAAAAAAACCGGGTTGACCGACATTGAATTTGAAGCAGAAATCCCGCAAGTAAAACATCCTTATGCGGTGTATAAGAATGGTTTCAAAGAAGCGGGGTATTTCTTTGATATTTTTGAAGGGTTGAAAACAGGCAAAAAGACATTCCAGTTCATTGTGTGCAGAAAGACCCCGGTGGGGAAAAAACTGCTGAACACGAACATGAAGGTATCTTTGGAAGATTACAAAATTTCAGAGGATGCCAAGAACGGGTTTGACTTCAAAGTCAAGTTCAATCTGAAACAGTACCGGGACTATGGAACAAAGACAGTCAACATCAAAATTGCTGCATCCAAGCCAAAGGCAAGTGCAGAGCCTAAGCGGGAAACTAACAATTCACCCGCCCCAGCAGCAGCACAGACTTATACGGTTGTGCGTGGTGATTGTTTATGGAACATTGCAAAACGGTTTTACGGTAGCGGTGCAAAATACACCGTGATTTACAACGCAAACAGGGGTGTCATTGGTGGCAACCCTAACTTAATTTATCCGGGACAGGTTTTGACCATTCCGGCAGCATAAGAAAGGGGTGTTGTTCAATGTACGTTGAACTACTGGTTGGGAATGAATCAGGAACAAAAGTATATCAACCTGTTGTTCAGGAAGGTATTGAATGGTCAACAGAAAGAAAAAACACCCCCGGCAAACTGGTTTTCAAAGTCCTGTATGACAACATTCTTGATTTTTCAGAAGGTAGTCCAGTCAGGATGAAGGTGGACGGTGACAATGTATTCTTTGGTTTTGTATTCAAGCAGCAAAGAAGTAAGGACAAGATCATTACTGTCACCGCCTACGATCAGTTAAGATATTTGAAAAATAAGGACACTAAGGTTTATGAAAATAAAACTGCATCACAATTTGTAAAAATGATTGCAGATGATTATGCCCTGAACCTTGGTACACTGGATGATACAGGTTATGTCATTGAATCAAGAATTGAAGAAAACAGTGAACTGTTTGAAATGATAACAAATGCTCTTGACCTGACACTGACTAACACCGGGGAAATGTATGTGTTATATGACGATTTTGGAAAACTTACCCTGAAAAGCCTGTCATCTATGTATGTGGGTGTTCCGGGGGCGTACTTAATGATTGATGAAGAAACAGGGCAAGATTTTGAATATACTTCATCTATCGACAGTAATACTTATAACAAAATCAAGTTGACCTATGACAATGAAGATACTAAAAAGCGTGATGTTTATATCACACAGGATTCTTCTAATATCAATAAATGGGGCATTTTGCAGTATTTTGATACATTACAGAAAGGTGAAAATGGTCAAGCAAAGGCAGATGCCCTTTTGAAACTGTATAACAAGAAAACCCGTAACTTGAAGATCACCAATGCTTTGGGCGACAACAGAGTGCGGGCGGGTTCAATGGTTGTCATTAACCTTGACCTTGGTGATATGAAAGTGAAAAACTGGATGCTTGTTGAAAAGTGCAAGCACACTTACAAGGAAGGTGAACATTGGATGGATTTGACACTTAGAGGGGGTGAGTTTATTGCCTGATGCAAAAGGAATTATCAAGAAAGTACATCAAGCAGCGGTTGAAGCGGTAGAATCAACAAAACCTGTAAATGTATGTTTTGGAAAGGTTATATCTGCATCCCCGTTACAGATAAATGTTGAACAGAAGATGATTCTTACTGAAAAACAACTTGTACTTTCAAGGAATGTAACAGATTTCAAAACTAAGATAACGGCGGGGAATATCAAGAATTATTACTATACCGGGGATGTAAATTCAGGGACAGCACCCGTTTCCCCGTCACACGTTCATGCTGTCGGAACGATTGACATTACCGTACACAATGGCTTGGCTGTCGGTGATGGTGTCATTCTAATAAGACAGCAAGAAGGTCAGAAATTCATTGTTGTGGATAGGATAGGCAAATGATTCCTTCAACAGTTGGTTTTCTTGACCAAGATTTTGAAATTGAAACACAGCCAAGCCTAACTTATAAAATGGATTTAGACGGTGATTCAGTCAGGGGTCTTGTGGATGAACAGGATGCCATGAAGCAGATGATTTTCAGAACACTGCAAACAGAACGGTATCAGTACATCATATATCCGTGGTATTACGGCATTGAAACACTTGACCTGTACGGTGAACCTGTCACTTGGGTTTGCCCTGAATTAGAACGCAGAATCAGTGAAGCGTTAGCCGTTGATGAAAGAATCACAGGTGTGACCGACTTTGAATTTGACCTGACGGTCAAAGGTGTGGTTCATGCCTATTTTACCGTAAAAACAATTTACGGTGATATTAAAGCAGAGAAGGGGGTGAAGATTTAGAATGTATGAAGATCAGACTTATGACATTATCCTTGAAAGGATGATGAACCGGGTATCTGACAAAATTGACAAAAGACCGTCATCCCCTGTTTATGATCTGCATAGTTCAACCGCCATTGAATTTCAGATTTTATACATTGAGTTGGAATATCTGATAAAAAATTCATACGGTGATACTGCTGCAAGGGAATTTCTGATCTTGCTTGCAAAGGACAGGGGACTTTCACCTGAACCCGCAACCAAGGCAATCTTACAGGGTGAGTTCACACCAACAAACATTGATGTTACTGGAAAGCGTTTCAACATCGGTGAAATAAACTATGTTGTGACTGAACAGGTCACACCGGGAACATACAAGGTTCAGTGTGAAACAGAAGGTGTTGTTGGCAATCAGTACCTTGGGGATATGATACCAATGGAATATATTGATGGATTGCAGACGGCAAGCCTGACAAGCGTACTTATTCCCGGTGAAGATGAAGAAGATACAGAAGTTTTCAGACAGCGTTACTTTGACAGCTTCAATGAACAGTCCTTTGGTGGCAACCACGCTGATTATATGGCAAAGGTCAAAAGTATTGAAGGTGTTGGGTCATGTAAGGTCAAGCGTGTTTGGAATGGTGACATTAGACCCGCTGACATGATCGTCAGTACAGTGGTCAAGAACTGGTATGAATCAATCATTTCAACAGTTCCGGCAGCAGTCAAACCGTGGCTTGATGCCGTATATAATGCAGCCAAGGACAAGAAACTGACGGTTGGTGGTACTGTTCATGTAGTCATCACTGATTCTGATGATTATGGTGAAGCAAGTTCAACACTTGTTCAATATGTTCAGCAGACACTTGACCCGGAAGAAACTGCCGGGGAAGGTTACGGACTTGCACCAATCGGTCATGTGGTCAGTGTAGCAAGTGCATCACCTGTCAGTATTGAGGTCAAGACCACGGTAACCTTTGAAGAAGGTCACAACTGGTCAAATACCAAGGCAGCCATTGCAGAAGCAGTTGATGCGTACTTCTTGGAATTAAGAAAGAACTGGTCAGAAACATCACAAACCATTGTCAGGGTATCGCAGATTGAAAACCGCATCCTTGGCGTTGATGGCGTGGTGGATGTGACCGGGACAAAGCTGAACGGCACGGCAAGCAATATGACCTTGACAGAATTTTGCATACCAAAGTTAGGGGGTGTTTCTGCATGATAAGAGAAGTTGACCTTGTTTCATACTTACCGCCATTCATGCAGAGTTACAAAGAACCCGTTGCAGCACTTGAGGCGGAAAACCCTGAATTTAGTCTGATGTGGTCGGCAACTGACAGGTGTTTGCGTAACCGCTTCATTTCAACCGCTGATGAATATGGAATCAGCCGATTTGAAAAGATGCTGAAAATATACCCAACTGCTGATGATACCCTTGAATCAAGGCGTTCAAGGGTTCAAAGCAAGTGGTTCAACACAATCCCGTACACTTGGAAAGTGTTGCTTCAAAAGTTGCTTGTCCTTTGTGGTGACAGTGATTTTGAAGTGACTGGTGATTTCAAGACCGGGTACACACTGTATATTGACACTGACCTTGAATTATATGGTCAGGTGGAAGAACTGGAAAATATCATAAACACAATGATTCCTGAAAATCTTGTGGTTGTATCTAAGAACAGCATCCCTTGCAACATCAAAGGTGCTGTTCTTTTTGGTGGTGGCATCTGCTTCATCAATGAATTTATCATCACAAACGATTTCCGGGAAGTGTTTGATGTGAACGGTTCATCAGTCTTTGGTGGTGGAATCGTTCAGACTGAAATGCTGAACATCACAAATGACAGTCAGGAAACAGTGAGTGTTCAGGGTACAGTGAACTTTGGTGGTAAGGCAACAGATACCGCAATGGTAACCATTTCAACAGATTTTAATGAAACAATCCGGGCAGATATGGATGCAAAGGCAGCATCCGGCGTTGTTCAGGTAGACTTCATTGAGATAAAAACAACATAGAAAGGAATGATAAGATGGCAGAGTATTCAAAACTTTACATCACAAACAATGGTCAGGCACTTATGGCAAAGATGATTGCCGGGTCAGGAAACATTGATTTTACAAAAGTATGTTCTTCCAGTACCCAGTACACTGAAAGTCAGTTACAGGCATTGACCGCACTTAGCAACATCAAGCAGACAACCCTTGTTTCCAAGGTTACCCGCACAAATGAGGTTGCAATCAAAATTGATGCAGCATATTCCAATGTAGACCTGAAAGAAGGTTACTATATGCGTACACTTGGCTTATATGCCGTTGACCCTGACAAGGGTGAAATCCTGTATGCAGTCTGCATTGAAAAGTCAAATAACTGTTATATGCCACCATATAACGGTGTTACGGTATCGGCTGCATACTTACAGTTATATACCACAGTAGGCAACGCTGACAGCGTATCACTTGCAGTCAGTCCGGGTGCGTATGCAACGGTTGGTGATATTCAGGCACTTGAAAAAGAAATTGCTGATCTGAAAGCCTATGTTGGATATTCAGACGGTGACATTTATGGTGTTGAAGTGGACTTTGAAAACAAGAAGTTCACAAGACTTGCCGGGGCAGTAAACCGTTCAGCGGGTTCAGGGTTTGACGGAATCAATGCATTTGGTGGCAGAAAGCGTTGTAACCTTACCAATGACGGGCGTGTTGCTGCATATTATGGTGAAACCGGATTTTCTACTACTGGAAAACTGACACAGACGGTTGACCGTAACCCGGTAGGTACTGAATCACCTGATGAAAACCTGAAATTCAGTGCCGGGACAATCGTTCAGGTAATGGTTGAACAGCCAAAGTTTTATTACAAGGTTGTACCGCTTAAAACTGAAAAGAGAACCAAGGGGGCAATCACAAGAAAAATCAGATACTATGTATCAGATACACCAAAGGCGGGATTCAAACTTCATCCGGCGTTCATTGTAAATGGTCAGGAAAATGATGTTGCATATCTTGCAGCCTTTGAAGGTTCACTTTGGGATGCATCTGCATCAGCGTACATTCTTGATGATTCACAGGTTGCTGACTTTGCTGCTGATATGTTATGCAGTATTGCTAATGCAAAACCGCTTTCAGGACTTACACAGAACGCAACCCGTGCCAATATCAGAAAACTTGCTGAAAAACGTGGTACTGGTTGGGAACAGGGCGTTGTTCAGACGGCATCCGCTTCACAGATGCTTATGCTGATTGAATATGCAACCTTCAATATGCAGTCTGTCATTGGTAACGGTGCAGTTTCAAAGACTGATGACGGTAAAACATCCATGACAGAAAATACAGGTGCAACAATCACCCTTGGTAATGCATCAGGTTCAGTTGTCAATGCTAACGGTATTCAGATTGTGTCATACCGTGGTGAAGAAAACTTTTGGGGCAACATTTGGTGGTGGATTGATGGAATCAATCACTATGCGAACGCAACCACAGGTGAGTGTGAAACCTATGTTGCAGATCACGGTTTTGCTGATGACATTAAGGCAGCACCTTATGAAGATACAGGAATGACCGCAAAGTATGGAAACGGTTATATTTCCGCTTTCTGCTATTCAGAAGATTTTGATTGGTTGTTCTTACCGGGTGAGTTCAACGGAAACACTGCACTTCCTGTTGGTGATTACTGTTGGAATCAGAACGGTACTGGTTGGCGTGTCGCTATATTGGGTGCTCATTGGATTAATGGCTTGAATACCAGTGCTTTCTATTGGAATCTGAATAATGCTTCTTCTAATCGTAATCGGAATATCAGCAGTCAGTTAGTAAATGCACAAATATCACTTGAAACACCCCGTCAGAAATGGCGGGGTGTTCTTATAAATCAATGTACTGAAAACTGATTACCGTGCCACTTGGCAAAACATCAAAATACATGGGCTGTATTAGTAGACCGTCACCTGACGGGTTGAAAGTTCGGTTCAGTGCATACAGAAGGGAACAGACAAGCGTGAAACGGTATGGCAATCTTTATGAAAAAATCTGTTCAATGGATAACCTGTATCTTGCGTTTCAACACGCAAAGAAAGGCAAAGGATGGTACAAGGAAGTTCAGCAGATTGAGAAAAGACCATACTACTATTTGGCGGGTCTGCAATGGATGCTTCAAAACCATTTATACAAAACTTCGGAATATGCCACTTTTACGAAAAAGGACGGCAAGAAGGAACGGGAAATATACAAACTTCCATTCTTCCCTGACAGAATTGCACAATGGGCGGTTTTACAGGTGATTGAACCGCAGTTATTAGCGTATTTCACTGATGACACATATTCAGCAATACCAAACAAGGGTATTCATGCAGCATACAAGAAGTTACGGTTGGCGGTTGATACCGTGCCGGAAGAAATGACCTATTGTTTGAAAATAGACTGCAAGAAATTTTACCCTTCCATTGACCACGAAACACTAAAACAGAAGTTCAGACGGAAGTACAAAGACCCTGAACTGCTTGAACTGATTGATGAAGTAATTGATTCAATCAGCACTTGTCCGGCAACGGATGAAAACATTGAATTTTATCGGTCTTGTGGTAATGAAATCAAGATAGTGAAGGTAAACGGCAAGGACTTCATTGAAGGTGTCGGTATTCCAATAGGAAATTACTTTTCACAGTATGATGGCAATTTCTTCCTATCAGGTTTTGACCACTGGATAAAAGAAGTTAAGCGGGTAAAGCACTATTACCGTTATATGGATGATATTTGTATTTTTGCAAGAACCAAAGAAGAACTGCATCAGTTACTTGCAGAAATCAATGAATATTTCATACAGAATTTGAAATTAAGAATAAAAGGCAACTATCAGATATTCCCTTCGTTCATCCGGGGTATTGATTTTGTAGGGTACAGGATTTTCTTGAAAGATACCCTTCTTAGAAAATCCACCTGTCAGGAATTTGAACGGAAAATGACCGCAATCAGGAAGAAGATTGAAAGCGGTCAGGAAATGAACTATTCAGAATGGTGTGCAATCAATTCCTATAAGGGTTGGTTGAAATATTGTGATAGCAGCCGATTGTCTGAAAAATATATTGAACCAATTCAGCCTTATGCTGATAGGTACTATAAAGATCATATCAAGAAAGGTGGTAAAAAGCATGAAAGAGTACGGAAAAGTACGCAGTACAAAGCAGCCTGAACAGAAGGTCATTGATGACTATTCAGTTTGGATTGCAGAGAACATCACCCCGGTCACAGAAGCCGGGACAGATGAACAGCCGGGGTTCACTGGTTATGAATATGACCTGACCCAGTACACCAAGGATGAATACATCAAAATGATTGATGACAGGAACGCATCTTTGGAAGATCAGATGACACAGGCACAGGAAGCCATGTGTGAAATCTATGAAATGATGGCATAAGGAAGGGGTGAGAATATGGCAAACATTTATGCAGCACTTATCATCAAGGGTAAGAAGTCAATCAATGATGTTCCTGACAAGATCAGGGATGAAGTCAAACAGGTGCTTATTGATGAAGGACACCCGGAACTGGCAGAAGGTGGTAACTGATGTTGTTTCAGTTCATCATAAAAATTTTATTCAGAAAGGATGTGGAATCTATGGCAGTGATCTATGCAACCCTTATCATTAAGGGCAAGAAAACCTTTGCTGATGTACCTGAGAAAATCAAGGACAAAGTGAAGGAAGTTCTGATTGACCTTGATTGCCCTGAATTAGCAGAGTAATCAACAGACAAGGAAATTATCACAGGAACAAAAACAACCGCTATATGACCCTTATATGAGGTCACAAGCGGTTGTTTTTATGTTCAGAAAGGACAGAGAAAATGAAACAGACTATTTGCAGTGTATTAGGTGTGATTGGTTCAGCAATCGCATCTTTTTTTGGTGGTTGGGATGCGGGACTTACAACCCTTCTGATCTTCATGGGTCTTGATTATATTTCAGGACTGATTGTTGCGGGGGTGTTCAAGAACAGTCCTAAGACAGACACAGGTTCACTTGAAAGCAAGGCGGGATGGAAAGGTCTTTGCAGAAAGTGTATGACCTTGATTTTTGTACTGGTTGCGTACCGCCTTGATCTTGTCATTGGCACAACTTACATCAGGGATGCAGTAATTATTGCGTTCATTGCCAATGAAACAATTTCCCTTGTGGAAAATGCGGGTCTTATGGGGTTACCACTTCCGGCAGTCATCACCAAGGCTATTGATATTTTACAGAAAAAGACAGAAAGTGAGGGTAAATAATTATGGATAAGCAGACATTTATTTCACAGATTGCAGCCTATGTCATCAAGTATGCTGCACAGTACGGTATCAAGGTACACAGTCCAATTATTGCACAGGCAATTCTTGAATCAGGATGGGGACAGTCAAGCCTTGCTGCCAAGTATCACAACTATTTTGGTTTGAAGTGCGGAAGTGCTTGGACTGGTAAATCTGTCAACATGGCAACATCAGAGGAATACACACCGGGCGTTCACACGAACATTCGTGACAATTTCCGTGTGTTTGATTCTATGGAAGATGGTGTCAAGGGTTACTTTGATTTCATCAACTATTCAAGATATGCAAACCTTAAAGGGGTTACAGACCCGCAGACTTATGTGGAGAACATCAAGGCAGATGGCTATGCCACATCAAGCACCTATGTAACAAACCTGATGCGTGTTATCAGAGATAACAACCTTACACAGTATGACGGTGCTGCACCACAGACACCTTCAAAGTCGGTGGATGAAGTCGCACAGGATGTTGTCAACGGCAAGTATGGCAATGGTGCTGATCGTAAAGCAGCACTTGAAGCAGCCGGGTACAACTATGATGAGGTTCAGGCAAAAGTCAATGAGATTTTAGGGGTAGACACTACACCAAAGAAATCTGTTGATGAAATTGCACAGGAAGTCATCAACGGTGTTTGGGGCAACGGTCAGGACAGAAAGAACCGCATTGAACAGGCGGGTTATGATTACACCGCAGTTCAGAACAAGGTCAATGAACTTTGCGGAACACCAAAGAAATCCATTGATGAAATTGCAAGGGCAGTCATCCGTGGTGAGTATGGAAACGGTGCTGATCGTAAGAACAGAATCACCGCAGAAGGTTATGATTATGCAGCAGTACAGGCAAGGGTCAATGCCCTGATGTAATCTGTTACTAATTTGTTACTAAATAGCGGGATTTTGTGAGATTTGCGGAGATATTCAAAACTGAACTTTTCAGCAAATACGGGCAAAAAGCGGGGTATTATATCAATGAAATTTATGATATAATATTTCTTGTAATAACGCATTTCGTTCATCAAGCGTTCTCTTTTTGCCATATTCTTTAGCGTTATTATCCCATTGAATATCGTCTAAGTCGAAATGAGAAATATTATACTTCTTTGAAAGCGCATTTGCTAAATAGGTTTTTCCAGAACCACTGCAACCAATAATATGTATTTTCATAAGTCCGTATCCTCCTTAAATACCGGTTTTACCTATCTGTACTCAACGATTTCTTCTAAGGGCTTTCTTGGTCTTTTAGCAGGAGATTCATCGGCAAAGCCAACCGCAACAATTCCTGTCAACTGGCTGTCTGTTCCGATAAAATCCATCAGCTCATTATAGGCAAAACAAGTATTGGCAATCCATAAGGTGCCCAATCCATATCCGGTTGCTGTCAGAATCATATTTTCAATTGCTGCACCTATGGACAGTGAATCGCAAATTTCAACGATTAGTTTTTCATTTTCAATACTTGCAAATGGCGTGTGCTGATTAGTATTAATAGAATATCCCATATCATAGGCTTTTTTACTCCTGTAACAGCCAATCAGCTATATCGTGAACTTCAATTCCTTCATAGCTATATTTCGGATGCCTGGTTCTGGCAATGATCATTTTCGGATAGGCATCTCGGATCTGAAGCAGAGGGGTACATTCTCTCTCAAATGTCTCCTGCCCGGAAATGTTATCACTTACTTGAATATAAATTTTTTCGCTGCCCCTCTGAGCAACAAAGTCAATTTCCTTTTTATAGAGCTTGCCGACATAGACATCGTATCCACGGCGAAGAAGTTCGATGCAAACGATATTCTCATAAACTCTGCCATAGTCCATATTTCTGCTTCCCAGAATTGCGTATCGAATACCGCTGTCACACAGATAAAATTTCTCAGAACTTTCGAGATATTTCCTGCCACGAATATCGTATCTCTTAATATCATAAAACACAAAGGCATTACACAAATACTTGATGTACCTGCCTACGGTCACATGATTGGTTGGGCTCTCATTTGCTGTCAGCAGCTGACTGACCTTATTAGGCGAAGTCAGATTGCTGATATTGTCCATCAAGAACTCGCTCAGACGCTGCAAAACCAAAGTGTCCGGCAGAGCATATTTCTGTACTAAGTCCCTTGTAACAATGGTTTCGTAGACTTCCTTTATATAGTTTGTTCTGTCTTTTTCAGTTCTATAAGCATAGGAACCTGCTAAACCGCCTTTGATGGAGTAATCATCAAAGAGTTTATCTTTATCACTGACATCATCGTAATATTGGCAATACTCCTGGAAGCTGAAAGGAAACACATGAATTTCAATATATCGTCCGGTAAACAAGGTTGCCAAATCCGCACTCAACAGAAATGCGTTGGGGCCGGTTACATAAATGTCGTATTTTCCTTTAGAATACAGGCTATTGATTGCCAACTCAAACTTGGGACACATCTGAACCTCATCTACAAACAGATAGTTTGTTTTTCCTGCCTGATAATGTTCTTCCACATAGGCGTGTAAGGCATGGTATTCCCTGATTTCTTCATACGTCAAATCCATGAAGTCAATGAAGATGATATTGATATTTTCAAAATGGCTTTTCAGGTACTCAATATATGCCTGCATCAGCTTGGATTTGCCAGATCGACGAATACCTGTGATAATCTTGATGTCGGGAGTACCGTTCAGCTCAATGATCCTGTCGAGATATTTTGTTCTTGTGATTGTTTTCATATAGTCACCCACTTTCAAAAGTTGAAAAAAATTCATTTCTTGAAACTGCTTTGATATTTTTATTATACTGTCTATAAATAGTATATGCAAGATGCCACTTTCAAAAACAACAAAAAATTTATTTTTCGAAAGTGGGTGTTATGTAAAGGCAATCCTTCCCAAGTAATCAATTTACTTTCACAATAATATGAATTATTATATTAGCAAGAAGGAGAACGCAATATGACCCAATTTGAACAATTAGATTTATTGCTGAATGAATATGGAGAAATAATTCATGAGTAGAATACTTTTGTTGGAAGATGACACAATGATTGCTTCGGGGATTCTTTATGCACTTGAGACAGAAGGTTATGAAACAAATCATGCCACAGGTATAAAAGATGCCAGAAGTTTAATAGAACATTATAATTTTGACCTGGCAATTATAGATATGCAGCTCCCGGATGGAACTGGATTTGAGGTAAGTGAGATATTCCAAAATACTGCTACATCTGTGATTTTCCTGACAGTTGTGGATGATGAAAATACAATTGTGAGGGCATTTGATGAAGGAGCAGAGGATTATATTGTAAAGCCTTTCAGAATCAGAGAACTTTTGGCGAGAGTCCGGCGCATTTTATCTGCCAATATCAAAAATGGAGAGAAGGACAACATAATCTATATGGGTCATGCAGCCATCCATACAGATGAGGCAAAAGTTTATGTGAATGATAAAATCATAGAACTTACAGCATTGGAATATCGGTTGCTGCTTATTTTTGCGAGTAATAAAGGCTTACTTTTGACAAGGCAGCAGATTCTTGACAAAATATGGGACGCAGACGGCAACTTTGTTGAGGATAATACACTTACCGTTTATGTGAAACGGCTGCGGGAGAAACTTGGAGAGGCAATACACATTGAGACTGTGAGAGGAATGGGATATCGTGTGGATTAAGAAAAAAGAGATAGAACAGTTGTCGGAGTTTGTGAAAGGCTATAGTTCCGGCGAGGAACTGGATATTCGAGTGAATAAGGAAGGCTCTTTTAACATATTAAAAAATGATATTTATGCTCTTGTGAACACGAAAAATGAACAGATAAAGGCAGTTGAGACAGAAAGAGACAGTCTCTCTGACTATATGGCAGATATTTCCCATCAGTTAAAAACACCGATTACTTCCATGATGATTATGGCAGATTTATTGGAGGAGGCAGAGCCGGAAAAACAGACAGAGTTCATTCATAACATACAGGTTTCGTTAAATAAAATGGAGTGGCTTGTAGGGGCACTTCTTAAGATGGCAAAGCTTGATGCCCATGCAATTGATTTTATCAAAAATGACATCCACACGTCAGAACTCTTAGAGGCGGTAAAACCATCGGTGGCAATCCTTTTGGATATCCACAATCTGACCATAGAGCTGAAACAGGATTGCATCATACATTGTGATAAACGCTGGACCACAGAAGCACTCACAAACATTGTCAAAAATGCGATCGAATATTCACCGGATGGAAGTGTGATTGAGATTGACAGCGGAGAAAATCCCATGTATAGCTGGATTTCGGTCAGGGACAGCGGTATGGGAATGGACAAAACAGAGTATGCTGCTCTTTTTAAAAGGTTTGAAAACTCTACCAATGAAAATGGATTTGGAATCGGAATGCCGCTTGCACTCTCTATTCTGAAAGGGCAGGGTGGTGACATTGATGTTGATTTTGGAGGCAGGGGAGAGGGAACGACTTTTATTTTAAAATTTTTCAAGTAATATCACTTATGCTGGAAGACCCGGAATTG